CAAACTGAGTTTAACCCCCCAGTTTTGCCATACGCGGCTTCCACCGTTTGGCGGTGGTGTGACGATGCGACGCCACGGGCTAATTTGGCTGCCCACTCTCAGACCTCTATCTCACACCTCTATGTGTTTGGGCCGAGTCCCAAAAACATGACTAGCAGCTAACTCTCCACACGAATCTGGGCGTCTCTCGGACGCAGTACCAGCTTGTGGCTTGGCCATCTCGAATGGAGGGCCAGCAACTAACAAAAATCATGCTAATGGTCATCGATTTTCAAAAACTACGTGGGCCGCCACCTCACACAGTCTTATATTCTTGTGGCGTTGTGTAGGATGCGCCATCCCCCTCGTCGAACACGTCAATCAACATAACAGAATTGCCTCACGCCATAATCGCAAGGTACGGCGCGACCTCGGCTGCGCCGGCGAGTGCTGACATACCGTAAGAGGCGACGCTGCTGACGCCAGCCTCAAGTGCACTGCCCATGCTCGCAAGCAGACCGCCCTCGGCGGCCCCGCCACTTGCCAAGTAGCCAGCCGCGCCAACTGTGCCAGCGGCAGCCACGTCCTCCACGCCGTTCGCAACATGTTCGGCAGCTTTAGTGATGGCATGCCAAATTGGTGCGGGGGTGGGAGGGTAGTGAGTGAGCGACGAATGCATCGGATTCATGGGCGAGAGTCGCACTCGCCACTGCACAGCGACCGTGATCAGCAGGGGCCGATTGTTCGGGTTGAGAATGTAGCCGGGTTTGAACCCAGCGAACTCAAGGCCAACCGACCCTTGGTCCGTCCACGCACCTGTGAGATCATCATTTTTCTCCATCTGCTCGAAATCTGACAAGTCCGCATGGTTGCCGGGCAGGCAATTGACCTGCTGGGGCCTCATTGTGAGGGCCGCTACGGACATGATCTTGGGATTGGAGAATGAGATGAGTCCCTTGGCAAGGCCATCAAGGGTCGTGCCATCGTTGGCGGGCGCTGCGAGGATGTTCCTCGTGCGACCGATGTAAACGACGCCACTTGCATTGGTCATCGAGTCGGTGCCAGAAACCTGGAACGAGATCGCTGCTGGGACGAGGTTGAAGTCGTCCAAATCCGTCGTGGGGGCAGGTATCGTGATCTGATTATAATCAGACGAAAACGTTGTTGCCCCGACGGGAGTGATACCAGCGGCACCAGTTGACATCGCGACAGTGTTGGTCCATTCACGCTTGCCGGTCGCGGTAGGATTTGCACGTCTCGTCATCGTACCAACCAACGTGATGAAGTTGTCAGTTGTAAACGACGAGCGCGTGGTAACCACTAGGTGCGGCCCCATGGGCGTGGAAAGCGGCAGGTGCTGCGGGTGAAAAGCGTTGAAAACGCGCTTAGATAGTTCGTAAGCGTGATTAGCTGCTCTGCTACGCGTTGTAACGCCAGTGCGACGGCCGATAGGGCGGGTACGCACTGGCCGTTGCTGCTGCTTCCGGCGTCCGGGGTTCTTGTTCGAGCCTCCGTTCTGTTTGTTCTTCTTTCCATTAGCCATGCGACTAACTCGATGTTCGGATATATATATACACTATTTACAATTAATAAAAACCCCGAGTGGTCAGATTGTGGTGAGGCCCATGGCCACAGCCGGGTTGACGGCGCTGGTACTGCAGTCGCCAACCACGAATGTGGCTAGTTCCTTCTCCATAGCAATCTGCATTGAGGGGGGGTAGCCAAAGGCTAAGTAAAAGCTGACGCGGCATGCCTGCGTCACGTCAACTCTGTCGCCTGATCTGATTCTGGGGATCTTCGACAACCGCAAAAAGCCTGAATCTGAGACGCAATATTTGTTGCCAAGGTTGGATTCCTGTCCGTTCCGACGGTAGGCCTCGTAATAGGCGGAGTATATGGGCATGTCACCACACAATGCGTGACCGCCCACTCCGACCTGATAAGCCCACCTCCTATAGTCCGCGCGGGTTTTCTCGCCTAGTGCAATCGCGTCTTTGGCGAACGCACTTGATGGCTGGCGGACCATGACCCACTCAGACCCGGAATACACCGGCTGCATTTGGCAAAATACCACCTGTTCAAATACACGGACCGGCTCCTCCCTTTCCATCTCAAATCCATACTTCAAAAACCAGGCATTTAGTCCGTCAAGCTTGGGAACGTCTCCCTCACTCACGAACAGGACACAGTCGTCTCCGTTATTGACGAACTCTGCCTTTATGCCTAGCTCCCGGATGTACTCCCTCACAAGCGTGCACATGATCAGACAATTACCGAGCGATGTGTTCATGTCCCCACTAGCGCGGGTGCCATGAACCTCGTATTCTACTCGGTAGCCATCGATGTCTGACCGGCCTTTGTTTTTAAGCTGCTGATTTAGAAGTGCTATTAATTCCCCGTCATAACCAAACAGCCGCTTGTACACGCTGTGCTCCCATTTGAGGGCGTCACGTGAGACGTGCTGATCAAATCTGCTAGCATCTATGCCAATTGCCACAGGTCTCTTCACACGTTCCCACTTAGCCCTCAGAACCGTCGCTACCTCTACCACGGTTCGCCCCTTCATCACTACTCCCTCGTCATCACCTCCCCACTCGAGTGCGAGAGCCTTGTATATAGCACTCTCGACACGCCTGGTGTACATCCCTAAGGCCAAGTTGTACACGGGGGTCCTTGGCTGGATAACGCGTGGCGCCGGATCCTTCTTCTTTGTGAAGTTTGTTTTCTCGAACTTCACGAAGGCCTTGATCCGAGCGTCGCGTACGGTCCACCCCCTCTCACGGTAGCGTTGCGCAGCGCGCGCATAGAGCATCTTCTTGTTGTTGGGACACTGTTCGATGAATTGTTTGCAGGTCAACCTCTCCAACGGAAGGTGGGTAATGCTCTTC